CCTAAATGTAATCTCTTGTACTACGTTATTCATATAACCAAGTATTTATAGTATATCTATATGTATTGTTTAATAATGGATACGTCATATGGGGATGCGTCCAATAAGGTGGAAATGCTATAATATTTCCTTTTTTTAATTTTATGGTTCTATCTTGATTTGGAAAATAAAACTCTCCACCTTCATAATCTTCATTTAAACAAATTATAATAGACATATTTCTAATTTTTTTCATTGGTACATATTGTTTGTCTTTTTCAACAAAAATGCCATCTTTATGTATCCGCGTCGGACCGTATATTTTTCTATAACAATACCCAGAATCGCCGTTGCACTGTATATCATAATGAATATGTAACTTTTGAACCACTTTATTTATAATGTTAAATATCATATCGTCTAGTTCTTTAATCTGACCAACATACATACAATTTACGTTTTTACTTTCTTCCCATTTTTCTATTTGGTAATCTTTTTTCATAAAATAACTTTCCATAGTTTTAATAACATGGTCACAATCTTCCGAATGGATGATATCATCAAACATGAAAATAGTATCCGTTTTTTTATTTAGATTCTTTTGTAGACTTGCAGAATGTTGAGAAATATTATCTTGAATAGAATCGCGTATAATGGCACAATGTTCATATTGTTTATCTGGTTTTAAAATCTGTTCATAGGGGATTCTAGTTAAATCAACAAGAAATTCATTTGGTTTCAAACACACTTCTTCATTATGGTGCGTAGAAACATACGTTAATCGTTCCACATGTATGTTTAATTGACGTGATAAATCTTGTAAATCCATGTATATATATATTTTATAATTTTATTTGATAATTAATGCATAATCACCAGTATGCGTGTTAAATTTTAACATGTTACAAGAATGTTTCTATCGTCCAAACCATAGATGACTTGGAAATTAGAAACTGATACAACACCAAAGGGTATCTTCTTGTATTACGGAGCAGTCAAATGAATTTACAGGTCAACCACTACAAATCAATACCGTTCATTTTGAGTATTGAATAAACATTTTCCTAATGTGCGATTTTAAATCTTCAAAACGTTCAAAGGTGTAAAATTATACTATTGTGAAGTGTAGATACATTTAATATATAATCGTATATTATGAAACCTACGTGTAATCCAGCAAATCAAGAAAAAAACGAGACTACATGTTACACGACAAAAACGTTATTAAAATTAAAACAATTATGGAATGCACGACACTCGGACGATAAAATTACGACAAATGAACCATTAAAGATATGGAATGAGTTACGTCAACGATTCTCAGGGGTATGTCAACATGAAAAATGTTGGTTACGTCATACATTCATTTCAAATAAGGTTGGACACGATATACTTCATTATACTTTTGCACCGGATGCGCCTAAATCATGGAAAAAAAATCCAAACGAATGGCTATCCAATTATGATATTACTTCTGTCATGCAACAGTATGAATATAAATATAACCATTTTGCATTTATAGGTCCAAGTCCAATTGATTTTGATAAACGTATCGTAAATGATAAATGTGTGTGGGACGATTTATGTGAGTTTAATCTATCTAAATGTTTAAAAAAAGGAAAACGAAAAATAGGGGTGATTTTTAATACGGACCCACATAACAAAGGAGGAGAACATTGGGTATCTTTATTCATTGATACTACACATGACAATCCGTATATTTTTTATTTTGATAGTGCCGGCGATCCGATTTTACCTGAGATATTACTATTTGCTCAACGTGTCATACAACAAGCGTCCAAATTAAATATTCATAAACAATTATATGAGAATCATCCATTGCAACATCAAAAAAGTACAACGGAATGTGGAATGTATTCGTTATATATGATAATACAATTACTTACGAATACAAAAACGTATACAGATTTTATGACAAAAAGAATCCCAGACAAAGAGATTGAACACTATAGATATACCTATTTCAACCATGTTTAATCCAAAATACTTATAAAAATGAAATGTTATAATAATATTGTTAATATATATAATAATGTCAAAGAAAATCAACGAATTAACACAACGTGTAATAAATTTACAAAATCAACAATATATTTTTGTGCCGGATAGTTGTCCGGATGGAATCACGTTTGACATGCTAAAAGAAGAAGTGAGACCCGAAACACAATATAAAGATACTAAAGAAACTCGGGATATCTTATGGAAAACCTATTATATTGTATGTCTTTCACCCGATCCATTTGGATTTTATATAGAAAAAAAAAATATTCAGAATATGAACAGTGATACAACGATTCCATGGTATACAATGCCATCTAAAAACATATCTTCGGACATTAAATAAAATATTATTATATTACATGACCTACTTAAGTAAACATAAAAAAAGTAAACATAAAAAAAGTAAACATAAAAAAAGTAAACATAAAAAAACGAAACGCAAACATAATAGACGATACTTAAAAGGTGGTTCTTTAGGAACTTTGGATGATATTTATCCACCGAATGAAGGTAGAACTGCAATTTGGAGGGTCGGGTCCACGCCTTGGACCACCCTCGTAAAGACACGAGGGTTAAATTTATACGGTACTTCACTTCCACTGTGGGACCGGTTTTCTATGGAGAATATATTTAGATTTTACTTATTTCGTAAAGGTATTAAGAGAGTAATTAGTTTACAGGGTTGTGGTTCCGTCGACCAGCCTCCTCCGTGGAATAATGTGGAGGATGTTTGCGAGCCTGACATTATGCTAGAAAATACCGTTTTTAATGATACAAAAGGTCGTCACCCAGTTACACTAAATGATCCTCGTGTTGAGATCATATACCATACGATTCAAGACATGGAACCTGGTTCGCTGATAGTATGGGTGAATTTAACTAGATATTATATGGATTCATGTGATGAAATGACGCTGGTTCATTGTTATGCAGGGTTTGGGCGTACCGGTTCAGTTTTATTATATTATTTAATGGAGAATCATGAAGACCTTGGAGAAATAATTACTGATTATATGGGACAAGGCAGCAGTCTCGGAATGTATAACTACATTTGGGGATTCTTACATCGTAATTTAAGAATAGATGATAATAGAAGAGAAAATGGTGATGAAATCAATCAACGTATTGCGGAATTTGACCCTACCGACCTTGTCGATGAAGTTATGCTCGTCGACGAGTTGCATGGCGCTAATCTCTTGATATCTCGTATTAACTTAATCATTCTAATGATGGCGCATCATACACCATTGCCCCATGGTGAAATGATAGTTTTATACCGAACATTTACTCCTGTAACTTGGGCAGCCGGGGGTGATTTATTTGTTCCAATACCAGTGGCTTTTATTCATGCGCAGTTGAACCAAGCCTTTTTAAATACTGTATTCATTGTATAATTTTATTGTAACATTATATTTTCATAAACGGGTTGTATGCTTTTCATATAAGGTCCTTTCGGTTTATAATAAACGTCTTTATACAATTGTAGAACAGCGCCATACACTTGAAACGTATAAAACAACTTTCGTAACATTTTTTTTGCCTTTTCACGTAATTTTATTTTGTTTAATATTCTAGGTTTTAGAAACATCCATCCAGTATACGAACCTAAACCTCCATAGGTGTCAATTTCTTCTTTAAGACATTTTTCTATATATTGTTTTAATCCATTTGAATATTCGGGTTTACATAACTCATCCCTTGCTTGTGTGAAAGAAGGTCCTGGAAATTGCGAATAATAATCGTTCATAGTAACATGATTATACGGATTGTTTTTTTATATCAATTAAAAATTGATATCCTGTACGATTCTCTATACTTTTGGAGATGGATGCTCTCTATTTATTAGATACCTTGTATGGTTTAGATATAAGGTATCTAATTTAAATGAATCAGAATGTCTAAACATACAAGGACAAATGAAGATAGTAAAATCATGGGAAACGGGTCTTCGGTATAAGCATAACCATCGTAATTATTCCTTTAATTTATTCGTATGAAATAACGGAAATACTTTTTTATCAAACGCATTTAAGTCAAGAATACATTGTTTCGTTTCTATCTTGGTGTCAGATTCTATTGTATTTGGTAATCTATCAAACGTAACCTTTTTACATTGTTTAGAGAAGGATTTAATTTTTTCTTGGACTTTAATATATTCAATCATTAAATTCACCATATCCATATGAGCTTCTTTAATTATATCCGTTACATATATACCTTTAAACATATCTTGCGTCATTTCATCTACTTGTTTAGAATATAAATTATATTCCTCTAGTGTTCTAGATTGAACTTGTTTTTTTTTTAAAATTTCTTGATATACCGAATTCGCTAAACATTTCAAGGTTACTTCAATCGCATTAAATTCGTTTTCGGGCAAACTATCTTTCATTATGGAATAGAGAGAATTATCTTTGGTTACATATTAAATTTAATCGTTGTTCTCTAGTCGGATTGTGAAAAATGTCTTTTCCAACATTACATGTATTTGGGTTGAACGATTGAAAGGTTGTAGGTTGAAACAAACCTGGAAAAGGTTGTTGTTCTGGTCTACCATCCACTGTATTCTCATACATATCACTATCCGAAGAAGGTATATATACCGATTGTTCGTTTCGTTGCAATGCCATGAATTGACTGCGAAGCGTGGATTCAACGTCTATGTTGGTTGCGAATCCACTCCAAGGGGCCATATGGTTTCCCGGATTAAATACTTGTCCTGGTTGATAAATTGGATATGTATCCAAAGGTACAGAACTAGGAATCACTGTATCTACAACGGGTAATAACGCGTATTTTGTAGACACTGGACGAAGACTAAATTGCGGTTGTAATGGACGCGAGGGTTCATTCCTTTCACATAATCGTAGATTCAATTCATTATCATACTCTATGTTACAAACCTTCAACGTTTCAAATACATTTGACATTACTATACTATATTTGGAATAAAAAAAATTACAATTCTGCGTCAATCTGAGATTTTAATATTTCATTTGAAGATATATTTAAAGCAATATCTTTATTATATGATGTATATTTTGGTGTTATATCATCCTCTTCGGAATTAGCGTCACTCGTTGAACTAGATATAGGTTCATTGTTATTTATTTTTTCAATGGTCTCAAAGTACTTTTGTTCTTGTTTCATAATACTGATAAGATTTTTATGAGACTGAATTAAAAATACTTTACGAATGTCTGGATATAAACTCGTTTCTAACTTTTCTAAACTATCGTTATATTCTTTTAACAATATAGGAGTTAATTCCTTTTCGTTACGTGCATTGGTCAATGTATGGGTTAATAGACTTTGGCTTTGTAGTATAATTTCCATCTGTCTTGGAAAATCCCTGAATTTGATGAGTGCAGAGATAGAGGCAATAATAGAGGATAATGCGATAGGTACAAGAGCAACAATATTGTTACTCCATCCCATCTGGATTTTCATAGATTCAAACATACCCGTGGCAAGGGATATAATAATAATCCCTTTATTCCAACTATCGCTATCTTTTTTTAGTTGTTCATGTGCCAGCGATAATGCATCCCTTCGGCTTCTAAGGTCCTGAATCACCATCTTTAAGTTTGTTTTTTCCATATAATATAATCATATATTATTATAATGCATTAACGATGGATATGTTCAAGTGCGTAAAGTAAAGTAAGTTCTTGTTCTTTTAATTTACGAAATATCAAATGTTCATGCATGACGATTTGAAAAAACCGGTTCAATCTATTTTTACATAGAATAACGATTCCTTTGTCTTCTACTTTAATCTCACATACAAATCCTCCCGATGATAATTTTATATGGTCAGGGTCAATCATATGTATGGTTCTGATATAAGATCCATATTTCATGTCAGGCATTTCATCTACGAACATATACTGGTCTAATTTTAGGAACAACTCGCTTGTTTCTTGTTTAGACAAGTGTAATTGACGCAATATATTCATTTTGTGTGTTTTGACGCGTGTCAAATCCAATTCCATGAGTGACTTATTTTTTGTATCTTCTAAAGCTAGTAATAGTGTATCTATATTCAACAAGTTCATGCTTTATATACAGAATTAACTTTATTACACTTTGAAATTGTTTATGCGTAATATTTAGGAATAATTTTTTTTTCTTATACTAGTTTATATATGTCGTATCCTTCGCAAAGCAATGGTTCATATGGTAGTAATCCCCCATCTAAATATCGTAATGGCATGAGCGGTCAGCAATCCTACGGTAATGGGATGAGCGGACAGCAATCCTACGGTAATGGGATGAGCGGACAGCAATCCTACAGTAATGGGATGAGCGGACAGCAACCCTACGGTAATGGGATGAGCGGACAGCAACCCTACGGTAATGGGATGAGCGGACAGCAACCCTACAGTAATGGTATGGACGGTCAGTCTTCCAACAGCAATGGGATGAGCGGACAGCAATCCTACGGTAATGGGATGAGCGGACAGCAACCCTACAGTAATGGTATGGACGGTCAGCCTTCCACCAAACCAACCGGTTTGATGAGTTTGTTTAGTGGGGGGAGATATAAAAAAAGACGTTCCAATAAACGTTTAACCCGTATTAAACCTAAACGTTCCAATAAACGTTTAACTCGTATTAAACGTAAACGTTCCAATAAACGTAAAAACTAAAGTATACATTAATACTAATTTACAGTAAATATGTAATCTACCAAGTTGATTACCATTAAAAATGTATACATTCTACCCTGTCGTGGCGGATATGGCGCATAATTTGGCGAACAAAACGACCGAACCCCCGTCAATTCCCAAGGACTGACCATATCGTACACGATATTGTGAGAGACTAGTCCGCCGTGACATACCCACCCTGTAACCAAAGTAAAAAAACATTTTACTGATTCTAAACGAATAGACCTATGTCAACGATAGGCCTCGTCCATATGATAGTGTATGACCGATTATCTTCCACCCAGAAACGTCTACCATCCACTAAATCCGGAACCTACTTCATTTGCAGCCAAGGGTTCATTCAAGACCGTATTTTGCATACCATTTTGTTCTTGATACATATGGTTAAAGTTTGGACTCGTATCTGTGGGTGTAGGCAATTGTGTCATTTGAGAGTTTGTTGGAAGCAATTGTTTTGTGTCGTACGACGTATCGGTCGGTTTATGTCCTGAGAATGGTTGCGTTACACGTACTGTCGTTTGTGTATTGGTCATAGGTTCCATTGTACTTCTTCCATGCCATAGGTCAAGTCCTCTCTCGTATAGTAAATTTACTTTAGACCCAATTTTAGATTGCATCGTTAATAATAATAATAAAAAGGGTAAATAAAAATTAAAATCATTACCCCCCGAATAGGGAGTTCCACTATAAGTAGGAATATAATGAATGGCTTTGTTTGAAAAATACATTGCTACTACCATGAAAGCAAGTTGAATTAATATTTCTGCTAATATTTCCAACGAACCCTTGGTTTCGTCGTCTTCTGGTACAGTATATCTTACAACTTTTAAAATAAAAACACAAGGTAATATGGCTAAAAATGTATATTGAATTATATTCATCATATCGGATGTACTATTTTCATCAAAATTAAAGACGGTTTTAAAAAATCCGGTTGAACCTCCTATAATGATATTTTCGGTTTCATCACTCATATGTGTATAAAAAGAAATTAAAATTATATTAAAGATTATTCTTTATAGAGGTTTCCTTAATTCATTTCAACTTATCTAATACAAATTTCTTATTCTTAAAACAATTTCTCAATAAGTGAATAAACCCTCCCTTGGAATTTGATAATATTCCTCTACTATTTGTTGCAATAAATATATCCACGATTACATCTTGTATTTTTATATCCTTTGGAACATTACTAGTATGTAAATTGTGTGCCTTTATGTTTGGAAATGTAGTAAAACAATATACATTTAGATTTTTAGATTTAAAAAATGTGATTACAGATTCATCGTCCGTACAAATATAGATTTGGTCATAAGAATGTATTTTCTCTTTATGAATTTCATACAAATTTTGATAATCACATTTATAATCGGTATTTCTTACTTGAATACATAGATAATTATCATGTAATAACTTCATTTTCTGTTTACATATACTTTTTAGGTTTTCGGTTAAACCTAATTGTTTAAACAACAAAAACCCATCTCCTCCGCGATTATCACAATGTAAAATAATATCTTCATTTACATTGTCAGGTAAATCTAATAATGTATTTTTATAGCACCAGATGCGGATTATGTTCTTATTCAAAAAATCTATTGGATTAAAATCTAAATGATTCGGATATACGGATAAAGTATTCTGTGTGAATAAAATGTCTTTAATTTTATCTGTATCGTAAATTATATTACACTCGCTTCTTGGAATATGAAAATAATCAGAAAAATTAATATTATAGACACCTGTTGTCATATCAAATAACAAAATTCGGTTATGTTTTTTACAATAAGATATAATGCGATGTACTTGTGCAAAAATGTCATTTAAACCAGCCTTGGTTATAAACAATACATATTTATCGGTCATCCTATACTATATTAATAAATATTTAACCGGATATACTAAATTAATAAATATTTAACCGGATATACTAAATATTAAGTTGCGGTAAATAATAATAATAATAATAAAGAATATTAGTATATGAATAATTCTGCGACAAAACGATATCGCGCGGTCGTTCAAGAAAAACAACCTACCTTTCAAAGAGGACAAGCCCCTAAGGCACAACAAGCACCTAAAAAATTACCAACCGCAAATGAATTAATACTATTGCATGAAGTATGCATACGCGACATTAATGTTAAATTAGAAAAAATGGAAAATGAAATCAAACTGTTAAAAAATGAAAGTAATAAAATAGAGTAAAGAAAAGACTTTACCTTTTAGGTTTGAATGGTTTTAATTTTCTACTTTTTATTTTTTGTTTTTCTTTTATCTGTGCTTTTAGATTGGTTGGATTAATTTCATCCATAGTTAAAGGGGTATCTTTGTTTATCTTCTTAAAAGGACGATATACAGGATACTGTTTATTACTTGCAACATTACGCCAATCTTCTTTAAACCATGCGGATAACCCTTTTTTGGTTTTTTTACCTTTGTATCTACCACCACGTTCTTTATACGTTTTTACAATCCAGCCGCTTTTATATGCTCCATGTGTTTTATATTTCTGGTTGGCTTCACGTTTTACTTTATTATACAAGGTTATATCCAAAGGTTTATTCATAATATATGTGTATATATATTATGAAAGCAAGTCAAGATTATACGATATCTTTGACATGGATGGATTTATCATCTATCCATCCATCATAATGAGGTTTTCCAATATTCACGGAATCATATTTACAATTCCACGATTTTAATTGTTGAAGAGTTAATGTATCCCAATTCTTTCCGGATACGGAACCTCTAGCCGTCCAATAATGAATTTCATGTCCTTCGTCGTATAATTGATTCACATAACGAATTATATTCATTTTTGGTGTGGATATATAATAATCTTTTTTATAATTTTCACAAATGGTTCCGTCTATATCCACAAAATATATTTTTTTAGGAGTATCAAACGGTCTTGGTATAAAATCCAAACGTCTTAAACTAGGGGACTGAGGTGTAAGGTTTCCGTACGGTCTAGGATATACTTTTCCAATATTTTTATTTAAAAAGTCCGTTTCAAAGGATAGAATAGAATAAAACATACTTATCCACACTATAATATGTAAATTCATTAAATACTATATTATGTATCATTTAAATCCTATTGGATAAGTTTATATAAAAGCATATAACGTATATAAAAACACCGATGATTTTTTAGGTGTAACATGAAAACACGCGTGAGAAATCAAAAAAAATGAAATACAAACCTCTATAAATGAAACGTTATCTTAACCCATGGCAATCTCTCTACCTATCGCTACGGTCGTCGGAGGCGACCTTATCGTGGACTCGTTGAAACACGAACACGGTGTATTGCTGGAAAGCATCAAAGTCCAACGCGAAAACTATGGCGGGTTTTGTGAAGACGAAGATGAGCTCAACGAAACTCTTATGCCGATTGAACAAGACCCCGAACCTTACGCCAATGGTTCTATCAAAACGCGCCCGATTCTCAAGAAATATGCGTTGTCTCTGTGTGAGAAGTTGGATTTGGAATTGCGTATGGATGCCTCCGCTGAGGCGTTACGTGATGTGGGTTTGACACCGCAACAAGTGAAGGCAGACATGAAGCATTATGTCTCCCTATGTGAAAAGAAAATTGCGTCTCAGCAAAAAGAAATAGATTTGATGTTACATAAAATGAACCAAATGTGTCAAGCCATTTCCCTTTTGGCGAGTCCTGACCGAGGCGTGAGTATGTTAGCCTTGTCCATGAATAAGAACTGGACGTCTGTAGAATCTTTATTATTGGAAAATCACGACAATGGATTTCACGATAATGATATATTGTTTGCCACGTCGGTTGAATCCATTTCAAAACTCGCTGGAGCGAATCTTAACCACCACGGTACGGTTATGGAATTTGGATTTCCGTCGGGATTGCCACCATCTTGCGCCGCTCTACATTACGATGGCATTCCATTAAATAGTTCAACCAAATATTATATCCCATTAAAATACAAAGAAATGACCATTTTAAATATAGGACCTTTTACTCCTCCTGAAATAACTAGCGTCCATACTATTTTCGGGCACAACTTGAGTGGAGGACCGAACAAATCTTACCGGGTAACCGCGTTAAGAATCGCTGCTCTTCGAGCTTCACTAGACATGGTCAAGCTTCTTCATGAAATGGGTGCCAAAATTGCCACTCAACATCTTCACTCACAAACGGATCATATCTACCACGTCCCCAACGGACCAGAAGGCGATTTGGTCGCTGGATATTTACAAACGCACGGGTCGGCACCGGTCGTCCGATTTTAAATAGAAATACGATTGTAGTTTACAACACTTCTTAAATCTTGTAGGTTATTCAACGATGCGATCTAATTCACACACAATGGTAATTACAAATTATAGATAATAGACATGTTCAAATCATTGGATACATCTTTTTTCATTGATATATAATCACAATCTAAACTGTAGGGTTTCTCTATGATATGTTTAATTTCAAACGTATCGTTTATTTTATTTCCAAGAATCATATAACAGGCATGTCCATACGTAGAAGAATGTTTTGACCATAACAAGGTATCCTTTAAATGTGAATAGGAATTCTTATTGTATTTGTAACAAGAGTCATAAGTATTAGACCATTTGTCTAATATTGTATTACGTAAAGGTATTTGAATGGATACAACATGTTTATTGAAAAACATGTAATCCGAACTTGGAAACACTAAAAACAGGGATGAGAACCTCATTTATATGAATAAAATATATATCTTTATATTATGTTATTGATACTTAGAGGACATATACGGAATTCATTTAAAAATGACAAATTATACCATTGATTGAAACTATATATAAACATATACCAAATTTATCTATATATATACATACTTGGAATCTATATGCCAATACGATTAGTTGGAGACGTATAGAAGGGAATGATTCCTCTGTAAGTTATATAGATATTTATAATTACTTTAAAGATTTAAAACATTTAATCAAACATATTATCATCGAGGATGATTCTAACATAAATTTAATAGGTAAAACCGACGGATTGATTGGTAAGAGTCGAACCCCCTTATTGGGTTGGAAAAATTATTGGTATGGTAAATATAAAATAATAAATTATATGAAGGAACGTCTTGACCCTTTATCCACGAATGAGAACATTATCAATTGTAGATTTGATGTCATGGAAAATAGTAATAGTATCACCATGAATACACTTCTTCCATTTATACTAACCCATAACTATAAATCCTTGCATAAAAATATGTTTTTATATGATCATGAACATACTGGAATTGATAATATATATATAGGTAATATAAATACAATGTATACGTTAATACGTACATTCTTTTATGAATTAGACAATATTCTATGTAATTCTCCAGATATTCGTAATCCAGAAAATTTAGTATTTAGACAAAGTGAACTTCTGGATTAGCAATAGAATACTTTATACATTAGAAGTAACAAAATTGAAACATAAAAATACGTTATATATATATTATTATACAATGTCAAACTTATCTATACGTTTGTTAACGTTTAACGATTACGACCAAGAGAATTCATCCGAGGAATTTATACCATGTAAAGAACGTTCGTATGTGATTCAAATGTTTGGTTTAAATCACATCGGTGAAACGTATGCCGTGACGGTTACAGGTTATTATCCATTCTTTTATGTGAAAGTGGGAGAAGACTGGACCACCTCTAACAAATTGTCTTTTACACAATATTTATATAGATTAGTCGGTTCTAAATATTTTGAAAATACGATTATAAAAACAACACTAGTAAAAAAAAATAAATTATATGGATTTAATGCAGGTAAACAATGTAAATTTGTAAAAGTTGAGTTTGTAAATTTACAATCGTTTAAAAAATTTAAAAATTTATGGTACGATTATGAAAGTAAAACACCAAAGATAAAGACACTTGACTGTTGTGGTTATCCTACCGAATTGTATGAAGCACAAATACCTCCACTCCTGCGCATGTTTCATATTAAAAACATCAAACCTTCTGGATGGATACTATTACCGCATAAATATTGTAGTATACTACAAGGTAAACATACGGGTCAAACCTCATGTTCGTTTGAAGTTTCCATAGATTATAAACGAATCATTACGGACCCAGAAAATGAAACACGGGTTCCTTATACGATTGCAAGTTTTGACATTGAGGCATCCAGTAGTCATGGTGATTTTCCGGTTGCAACCAAGGATTATATTAAATTAGCACAAGAAATGGTAGATGTGTGGGACGGACAAGATTCCACCCATACAGCTGACTTTATTCGGGATATTATATTGACTTCGTTTGGATATGCCTACGAACCCGTATGGAATATCAGTCGTGTATATATAAAATCAACGATAACTGAACCGGACGTAAGACAATCTATAAAGATGTTTATGAAATGTAAGAATTCAGAAGAAGTGTACATTAGTAAAGAAATCTCAGACACGTATAACACAGAAGAGGAATGTATGATGGAAGGTGTATCCAACCATATCATTGAAGAATATACACCCTTGTTTCGTAAAAAAAATCAGGTTGTAAAATCTGGACAATCTGTATTGAGTATATTGGATAATACAACATTTACACGTGAAACACGTATTCAAATGTTAAATGTATTATTATGTGCATCGTTTCCAGAGGTAAAAGGAGATGAAGTTACTTTTATTGGTACTACATTTTGGAGATATGGTGAGACGGAACCTTATTTAAACCATTGTATTGTGGTAGGTAGTTGTGAGGACTTACAAGAAGTACAACATACATGCATAGAAACTTATACTCGTGAGGAAGACGCGATGCTTGCATGGAGTAAATTGATACGAACGGAAGACCCCGACATCGTAACCGGATATAATATATTTGGATTTGATTATCCATTTATGTACACTCGTACAAAGGAACTAGGTATATCTTCAGAGTTTTTAAAACTTTCTAGAAATCATAATGAGATTTGTTGGAAAAAGGATTGGAAGACCAATACTTATAATATTGAAGAAAATACAATCATCATTGCCTCTGGACAACATAATTTAAAATTTATCAAAATGAATGGTAGATTAAATATTGACATGTATAATTACTTTAGGAGGGATTATACCCTAATGAGTTATAAATTAGATTATGTGTCTGGTTATTTTATTGGAGATAAAGTGATATCTTATGAACACGTCGGTACAAATACAAAAATTGTTAGTAAAAATTTAATTGGATTAGAGAAAGGGTCTTATGTTATCTTGGAAGAAGAATCTTATACGGTAGATAAATATAAAGACGGTGAAAAATTTAAGGTCGTACAAATCGTACCCCATGAAAGTATATTTTATATTCAAGGTCTCGTTGAACCAGATAGGAAGAAAAAAATTAGATGGGGGTTAGCCAAAGACGATGTAACCCCTCAAGACATTTTTAGAATGACCAAAGAAGGACCAAAAGAACGATATATCATTGCAAAATATTGTATTCAAGATTGTAATCTGGTGCACCATTTAATGAATAAGATTGATGTCATTACAGGTTACATTGAAATGTCTGGGTTATGTAGTGTCCCTATGGATTATTTGGTTATGCGTGGTCAAGGTATAAAATTAACAAGTTATATCGCAAAAAAATGTAGGGAGAAAGGATACTTGATGCCAGTTTTAGATAAAACATTAACGAATGAAGGATACGAAGGTGCCATTGTTCTTCCCCCGAAACGGAATTTATATCTAGATGATCCGGTTGCATGTGTAGATTATGGTTCTTTGTATCCTTCTTCCATGATTAGTGAAAATATTTCATCCGACAGTAAGGTTTGGACCAAAGAATATGACTTGGACGGAAATATCATAAAAGTGTTTGGAGAACAAGACGAAACGGGTACATTTATATATGATAATTTAAAGGAATATAAATATGTAGATATCACGTATGATACTTATCAATGGCGTAATAAAACAAAGGATGAAACCTCCGCACGAATAAAAGTGAAAGTAGGTTATAAAACGTGTAGATTTGCACAGTTTCCAAAAGGGGATTTGGGTATATTACCAGCCATTTTAAAAGAATGTTTAGCGGCACGGAAACATACCCGAAAACAAATCATACGTGAAAAAGATGAATTTATGAAGAACGTCTTAGATAAACGTCAGCTTTCAATTAAAATTACTGCAAATTCTATATACGGTCAGACTGGTGCAATAACAAGTACTTTTTATGACCAAGATGTTGCTGCGTCTACAACTGCAACTGGACGAAAACTATTATTATATGGACAGCGTGTTATAGAAGAGGCGTATAAAGACCGAATCGTAACTACGGTATCCTATGGTCCTGTACGAACCAATGCGGAATATGTATATGGCGATACAGACTCTATCTTCTTTAAGTTTAATTTACAAGAAATAGATGGAACTCCAATCCAGGGTCAACCTGCTCTTAAAATTACAATTGAAATTGCGAAACAAGCAGGAGAACTTGCAAGTAAATTTTTAAAACAACCTCATGATTTAGAGTATGAAAAGACCTTCTTACCGTTTTGTTTACTATCCAAAAAGCGGTATGTTGGTATGATGTATACGGACGACGTCAACCATTGCAAGCGAACTTCTATGGGTATAGTATTAAAACGACGTGACAATGCGCCAATAGTGAAAGACATATATGGTGGAATTATAGATATATTAATGAAAAATAAAAATATAGATAAAGCAGTTGAATTTCTGCAATCTAGTTTAAATCATTTAATGCATGGAAATATTCCAATGGATAAATTGGTAATTACAAAATCATTGAGGGGTAATTATAAAAATCCAAATCAAATTGCACATAAAGTATTAGCGGATAGAATTGCAAGAAGAGACCCTGGTAATAAACCAAACATAGGGGATAGAATCGCATTTGCTTATTTTAAACACGAAAATGCACGTGCATTACAAGGTGAAAAAATAGAAACGCCTCACTACATACAAACGAACAAGTTAGTAATAGATTATGCGCATTATATCACGAATCAAATCATGATACCCGTTCAACAAGTATTTGCATTGGTGCTTGAACAGATGACCATATTCAAAAAAAAAAAAGGTATAACCTTAAGACAATGGAATAGACAAATCGCCGAATTAAAACTTAAATATCCAAATCAAGAAGTATATGAGGACCGATTAGATAAATTGCGTAACCGTGAAGTGAAAACAGTATTGTTTGATGACTATTTACGCCGTATTATAAATAAATCCAACGGAGTACGTCCTATTTCGGAATATTTTTCGGTATCTTAATGTTTACATAGTATTATAACCTTTGAAACTTATATAAAACTATACATCTGTTCATATATATGTCTGTGAATTCATATCAAAAATATAATGGTTTCGGTAAAACCGGACTTTCAAACGTTGGTAATAGTTGTTATATCAATTCATGTATTCAATGTTTATCCCATACCTATGAATTAAATGAACTTTTAGATTCTTTGGACGTGGGTTTGTTTAAACCCAGTCCAGATACCACAATGTTGTATGAATGGGATAATTTAAGAAGAATGATGTGGAAACAGAATTGTAGCATAACGCCCGGAGGTTTTATAAGTGCTATACACGCCGTTGCATCTGCCAAACAGAATACTACGTTTACTGGATATCAGCAAAACGATATTCAAGAATTTCTATTATTTTTAATGGATTGCATACACAACTCCATTGCACGAAAAGTAGATATGACGGTAAAAGGAAATGCCTCTTCGGACATGGACGACCTTGCAAAAAAATGTTATAATATGATGTCTCAAATGTATTCCAACGATTACTCTGAAATCATTAAATTGTTTTATGGAATTCAGGTAACCGTACTTCATTCGGTTACAGATGATGCTATATTATCTATAAAACCAGAACCCTTTTTTATATTAAGTTTATATTTACCCCCTACCAAAGATACTCCAACCCTATACGATTGTATAGATGAAATGTGTAAAGTAGAACGACTAGAAGGAGAGAATGCCTGGTGGAACGATTCTATCCACCAAAAACAAAATGTGAATAAAGGATTACTGTTTTGGAGCTTTCCAGATATATTCATCATTCATTTAAACCGGTTGACAAACGATGGAAATAAAGATACACGTAAAATGATATTCCCATTGAACGATTTAAATCTTACACCTTATGTAAAAGGATATAATAAACAATCCTACGTATACGATTTATATGGAGTATGTGAGCATTCGGGTGATTTGTTTCACGGACACTATATTTCTAAAATACGTATCTCGGATGGGCAATGGTATATATTCAATGACCTTATAATTACACCACTTGCTGATAGTAACGTAATAGATTCAAATGCCTATTGTTTATTTTATAGAAAAAAAAATAATGCATTATGATATGGATATAAATACTTTAACGAATGGGTCTATAGATATCAATCATGTTATATTGGTTGCGTTTACTTGTATAATTGTAGTTTATACGGTACTGTTTCGTAAAGAGGACTCTTCCAGCACGAGAATATGGATTACCTATATACTATGGGGAATGTTTATATTCGTCTTGTTTGTAAATATAATTAATTATTTATTTAATATGGATTTAATCACATCTCTCTTTACAAATACGGAGGATAACCTAATTTTAGACCCAGACGACAAATCCGATTACAATGTAGAAGAAACCACTGTGCCTGAAATAAAACTAGAAAAACAAATTTTTCACATTCCAGACAATAAATACAACTATGAAGATGCCAAAGCAGTATGCAAAGCCTATGGAGGGCGTTTAGCGACTTGGAAGGATTTAGACAAAGCCTATGATAAAAATGCAGATTGGTGTAGCATGGGTTGGTCTGACGGACAAATGGCGTTGTTTCCAACCCAATATGAGAAATGGGCCAATTTACAAACTATACCTGGACATGAACAGGACTGCGGAAGACCTGGTATAAACGGCGGATATATAGCCAATCCAAACGTTCAATTTGGGATCAACTGCTATGGATATAAACCGGTTATTACGCCAGAAGAATCCGATGCTATGAAACTAGCCCCGTTGTATCCATCTACGGTTAGAGAACGTGCGTTTGATAAACGAGTAGATTATTGGAAATCTAAACTACCCGACGTTCAAGTTTCACCGTTCAACCATAACAATTGGAGTATGTTATGATTTTTTTCTACGCGTTGATTTCACGGATTTATGTGATTTTTTCTTACTTTGGTTACGAGTACTAGGCACTACTTCTATAGTTGCAATTAAACGTTCGTAGAGTTGATTATCTACGACTTGATCTGTAGGATTCATACTGTAGGTAGATGGAAATGGAGTTTGTATTAAATATAAACCTGCAGGTACTGCAAGTCCGTCTTCATTTTGTGATACATTACCACCAGACATGTATTTAGCATTCAACTTAAATGCGCCAGCAGCAGGACCTTCGGGGGTAGAACGTATTACCATATCTTCGTTCATCATACTATTATACTATCTTATAAAATAGTCATTCAAACACAACTGTGTTAGTGATGTTCCTGGTGGGGGTTGAACCCACGACCTATGGCTCATAAGACCATCGCTCTAACCACTGAGCTACAGGAACATTATCATCTTTAAGTCATTCAACTCTAGCAAGGGTGAATCGAACACCCGACCAACGGAATACTTTCATCTACAGTCCGTCGCTCTACCAACTGAGCTATTGCTAGTGATGTTCCTGGTGGGGGTTGAACCCACGACCTATGGCTCATAAGACCATCGCTCTAACCACTGAGCTACAGGAACATTACATTATTTACGCACTTGTCTTTAAGTAATATAGGTAACTATATATTACAGGATTAGTTCTTGTTAAACATCACTTCACATTACCGTAATCAGACCATTCGTCTTTTGTTAAATCTTAGGTTAGAAGGATACGTCATACTCCGATTTCATCTGAAATACATGGTTTATAATGTATACACCTTTGAACATTTAAAACGCCGAATCCGGATATTTTAGATTTTCTAGTGGTCTTTTTATATTCAGATTTCCTGTCGGAACTACTCAAATGTATTTATCTACCAGTCCAACATTTTATTAATGGTAGATGGTTAAAATTATCAGTTTCTTCAAAAGTTGTATACCATATATTATAGTCATGTATATTCCCTAATAGTGTTTCTTTTATCCCTTCTTCTTTTTGTAATAAACAACCAAGGACTCGTTCAAAACTACTACGATTATATCTACATAATACAAGGTCTAATAATTTGCTAATATCATATTTTTTATTAATATACGTTAAATAATCATGCGTAATTATAGACATGCAACCAAAACAACCTTTCCATAAATCTTTATCTTCATAAAATTTATTCAATTCTAAATCATTAAACATATTTATCATTTTTGTTTCATCCACGATTTGATCCCAATAATGTTCAAAATCCCATAACATTTTATATTTTTCTACATTCATATCTATATATGTATTTATATATACAGAATCATGAATGATCATAGCAACATCAAATAGTTTATTATGTAAATAGTAATAATAGGGTAATAATTCACCTCTCTTAGGGTATTCACTATTTATAATAGTCGTTTTATATAAAGTTTCATTGGTTATAAAATTATAATCACTATTATCATCTATTATAAGAATGTTATTTTCTGGATAATATTTTCTAATAGAATTAACACATTTAATCCAATATCTATTGGTTGATTCATTATTTACATGCCTTAATACAATAAATCCAAATGTCATGCACTATATTTTCTGGATAATATTTTCTAATAGAATTAACACATTATCTTTTAGATATATGTTGATTTATTATTTACATGAAAATTGATTGGTTTAAATTGATATATATTATATCACAACCCAATACTATGAATACAGAACTTAACTTTGAAGAAATGAAAGTGAATGAACTTAAACAATATTGTAAAGAAAATGGAATTAAATGTATTAGTGGTTTAAAGAAAATAAATATTATTGATAAGATTAAAAAACATAATATGAAAGAAACTGTATTAGTAAACAGTAGTACAAGTAATATAAAATTTATTGATTTATTTTGTGGAATTGGTGGATTTCATTTAGCGTTGAAAAAATTAGGAGGTCAATGTGTATTAGCGTGTGATATTGATAAAAAATGTCGTGAAACATATTTAAAAAACTTTGAGATTGAACCATTTTCAAATATAAAAGATATAGATGAAAATACAATTCCAGATTTTGATATATTATGTGGCGGGTTTCCATGTCAACCATTTAGTAATGGTGGAAAAAAAAAATCTTTTCAGGATGATAGAGGGTTATTATTTGATGAAATCATGAGAATAGCTAATTATAAAAAACCCAAATTTATGTTTTTAGAAAATGTAAAACATATTTTGAAAGTATCCAAAGGAGAAGTATTTAATTATATTGTAGAAAAAATAAAAAAGAATGGTTATGTATTACAATTATTTCAAGTATCTCCACATAAATATGGTATCCCTCAACAACGTGAAAGGGTATTCTTTGTTTGTGTCAGAAACGATATTTATAATGGTAGAGATATAATTTTAAATGAAACAATGTATAAACTAAGTATTAATGATATAATAAGAGAACATGAGGATAAATACCTTATTCAAAATGATATTAAAAATGTTTTAGATGCATGGAATGAATTAATAAAAAAATTTGATATTAATGATAAAATATCACCTACAATATTAATTCATGATTATTTTAGAAAATATTCAACCGATGAATATGAGAAATTGCCTTTTTGGAAAAAAGATTATATGATTAAAAATAAACCATTGTTAGACAAATACAAATTAATTGTAACAGAATGGTATAATAAACATAAGGATATATTGTCAAAAAGAGAGATATATGGAAAATTAGAATGGCAAGTAGGGAAAATAAAAGAAAATGATGATATTTATAATTACTTTATACAGATTAGACAATCTGGAATACGAGTTAAGAAACCAGACTATTTTCCTACACTTGTTGCCATATCGCAAATTCCTATTTATGGAAAAACTAAAAGTTATATTTCTCCAAGACAATGTGCCCGATTACAGAGTTTTCCTGAATCGTTTATTTTAGATAAAAATGATAAAGTAGTTTATAAACAAATGGGAAATTCTGTAAATGTATCTAATGTATTCATGGTTATAGAATCCACATTAAACCATTACAATTTACTAAAGCACTCTGAATAAATATCGTGTGGATAAATTTGTGGAAGTTCCTTTTTATAAAATGTTTTATATTCATCATTTTGTTCTAAATGAATTATATATTTTTTATATTCATCACTTTTATATAAATATGTGAATAAGGATGATTTATAGGATATATTGGAATCATTATTTTCAACATATTTATCTGGAATAACAATATGGGGAATAATAATTATATCTTTTAATTCTATTATAACAATTATAGTTATTAATTGAGATAAATCATAATTTTTATTATTATTTAGTTTATTTATAATAATAACATTTCCTGATTTATTCTTTTTCGCTTTAATACTTAATTTTCTACTTAAATAACGTGTAATATTTAATCTACAATCTACTTTGTATTCACTACCATTATTACATAATTTATCTAAATCAATACAACTATAAAATATATTATCTAGTAATTCAATGACACTCATTTGAATTAAATTACCATATATAAACTTATATTCGTTTTTTGCAGGAGGATACATTTTTAAAACTTTTTCACATTTAATAAAGAATTTATTATGATATCTATTCTCTTTTATTATATTTTTTATTACAATATCTATGAATTTATCATCTGTAAAATGTCTATTTACCTTTAATGAAATTAGGTATACCGAAACATTATAAAAATATTTTTTATCACATACACATACTTTATGTGTTATACTTTTACTACACTTTGTACATATTTCGTTTAGTTTTTTACAACCTTTCATTTCACCATTCATTACGTACTGACTTACCATTCATTACGTGCTGACTTTCAATTTTAGGTTAAACGGTATGAAATACGTATTTTTTCAACCAAATCAATTCTTGTATATTTAAATGGTTAAACGGTTTGTCAAATTGTCTCCTACATATCATGTTCCTCTCATGCCTATTTAGATTTGACTTGATAAAACTAACCAACATAGGATTACTTAACCTTTCATAGTAATACCAAAGCAACCGATGATTTCTCTCTACGACAACGTCAAAATTATCTCCTGTGACGGACATCTCCTTTGTTATATACCTATGGTTATAATCAAGGAAATAGTTTAACCTCTCTTTTAACGGATTGAAACAAATTAAAACGTTTTGACTACCAGAAATCATATCACAACAACTAAATTGTCGTTGATTTTCAAATACTAAGGATTGTTTATGCGGACTACATAAGGCATACCATGTAATGATTCGCTGTAACTCTTCTGGCAATCTGACATATATCTCCATATTTGTAAATAAATCAAATAGGATATTATCTTTAAACTTTTTACGGAAATCTAAACACGATGTCTACCGTTCAACAAAAGGATGCCTTTACACCCATTTTTGGTCACCTTTTCCAAAGATTGAACGATTCGTTGAAAATCAATAACGAGATAAAACCGAATGTATTGAACTTCAATGATACAAAAGAAAAAATATTTAATATAATCAAAGAATATATACCATCTAAATGCGATAATCACAATATACCTCAATACAAATTTATAACAAATCATAAAGTAGAAATTATTGAAAATATCTATATTTTAAAAACTGAAAGTTTTACCAACGGAATGCATAATTTAGGGTATGTGATTTTAATCACTCGGTTAACGTAAACAAAAATAAACCTAATTACTATAATTTTCTAAATAAAGAATCTATTGAATTAATAAACGAGTATTATCATATGGATTTTGTATTATTTAATTACGATAAGTTATAAACATATTGCATTATTTCTACTTAAACATTAAATAGAGGTTTACTTAATATGGAAAGTAATGTTACATTTGTTACATCATATATAAAAATATATGATGAAGATTATGAAACACGTAAATCATTTGAAAACCGATTACAATTCTTTTTAAAATTGGCCGATACAGGAATTAATATTTGTATCTTTTCTAGTCCTGAATATAAAGAAACATTTGATACTATTTGTAAAAAATATAAAAATATTAAATTTATTGAGAGTATTTGTTATGACGACCTTACCTTAGTGAAACTAAATAAAGATAAAAAACATACTCTTCCTGCAAAAATACGTACTAAAGATACAGAAAAATATATGTATCTAATGAATTCTAAGATTGAATTTGTTAAAAAAATTATAGATATTAATCCTTATTCAAGTGATTACTTTGCTTGGATTGATTTTAGTTTACCATATATGTTTAAACATATTGACAAAACCATTCAAGACATTACATTAATGTATCAACGTAAATTTACTAATTCTTTCTTGGTTATACCAGGTATTTATGATAACATTAATGATATTAATTATATAAGAGACAATATTTATTGGAGATTTTGTGGTTCATTTTTTTTCGGAGATAAGGCAAGTGTAATTGATTTTTATAATGTAAGTATGGATAACTTTTCTGATTTTGTAAATGATACACAAACTCTTGGATGGGAAGTCAATTATTGGAGTTGGTTAGAAACCAACAAAAAATTTAATCCTCTGTGGTATAGTGCTGGTCATAACGATAGTATGATGCACATACCGGAAAAATTACTGAAACAAATCCATTATTGAAGCACCCTTATCATTGTTATATTATTCACCATCATAAATTGTATAAATATGTAAAATGACTATGTAACCAAGGATACTATAGTACTAAAACGGCGGTATGATTGGTTTTAAATATAAATATTTAATACACTCTTCTTTATCTTCCATCAAGGGTTTGATGACTTCGGTAGGAATCCTAAATTTTATAGACAATTCTCTTGGTGTCCATGAAACCAAAGGATAATCCTTTTCAAACTTTGTCTCCCAATAACTCTTTTGTTTCTTCGTGATAGGACACGTTGGAATCCCAGGTGACTTACTGAACCATTTCTGTTTCATTGTATATAGACCATACTTTTTTTTAAATGGGTTCTATGCGGATTGAACTTCTACATTCATACGGATATACATGTCAAGACCGATGGAAGAACCGGTTAACTTCTCTCAAAAAACATTTTTCAACCATAGACGAGTTATAAACGGTTGAGTCATCCGTCTAAAAACGTTTAAATTGGTTGAGATTATTGTTAGGATTTAACACGATATTAGATAATTATGAGAATACAAATTTTCTATGTTACGAATTTACACAAAAAATACGGTGATTGATACTGGTTAGAGTCTCATCGTCTTCGTTTTTACGTTAGTTTAGATTGCGCATTTATTATTCATTGTAAACGGTGAATAATACAACGCCAAATAGATATATTTTAATGAAACTTTTATATTATAATATAGTATGTCCTATAATCGTTTTAATAAATCCTTTAACTCTCGGATTTCACGCGGTGTCAATTTCCAGAATAAACCATCTCTACGAGAGTTCGCCCACCGTAGCAATACAGGCACTCCCACCACCCACACGGATCCCTGTGGGCACACACACGCGGAACCCTGTGGGCACACCCACGCAGATCCCTGCGAGGGAACATCGGATGATCCAATCACTTCTATATTGTCTGAATATTACAATCAATGTGATTCTTGTAGTACAAAAGGTCCAACCGGTGCTACCGGTGCTACGGGACAAACCGGTGCTACAGGCGCTACAGGCGCTACAGGTGCTACGGGACAAACCGGTGCTACAGACGCTACAGGTGCTACAGGCGCTACAGGTGCTACAGGTCCAACAGGTGCTACCGGTGCTACTGGCGCAACAGGACCCACCGGTGCTACTGGTGCTACAGGTCCAACTGGTGCTACAGGTGATACCGGTGCTACGGGACAAACCGGTGCTACAGGCGCTACAGGCGCTACAGGTGCTACTGGCGCAACAGGACCCACCGGTGCTACTGGTGCTACCGGTGCTACAGGTGCTACTGGCGCAACAGGACCCACCGGTGCTACTGGTGCTACAGGTCCAACTGGTGCTACAGGTGATACCGGTGCTACGGGACCAACCGGTGCTACAGGTGATACTGGACCAACAGGACCAACAGGTGCTACAGGACCAACAGGTGCTACAGGACCAACAAGTATTATGCCTTTATTTACATGGTATCCTCCCCACGGTTCAAATTTTAAACTTAAACCATTACAATTCATATCTTATTCGTTTACGGCTATTTCCCAAAGTTTACCACTTTCGTCGCCAATATCTTGTCAAAAAAATATATACCATTACTATTTAGTTGATTGTGATTTTCAGGCAATCTCGGAACAAATTCTTGGTAATAATATTCATTATAGTAATGAACCAATTGTAAATGTAAATACAGGTATTGGCGTGCTTGCTGTAGTACACGACCCAAATGGTAATTATGATCAACCATGTATCTTAACAAGTTATTGGGTAAATGACATGAATGATACAATACAAATGACGTGGTCTGCATCTACATATTGGATGCAATCTGGTTCTTCTGATATAATTTTTAACATAGGGACTCAAATATTAAATGGAAAAATTATGTTGCTTGGGGCAAATCACACCTTAAATTAATTTAGACCATTGAAGATTTAAAATTGCGAGGTTATTTGTATTGGTGTTCCGGCGATTATATAGACCATATTTTTTTTACACCTTTTAACATTTCAAACAACACCTTTCTCCAGATATTATAAAACAATATTTAGTATAGGAAGAATGAATCCAAAATATTTTGGATTCATTGAACGATTCAACCGCAAAGTATAATTAGAATATTATTACATATTAATGAAGATAGAATTACTGGTGTTTGCAATCACAGGTTTTTTTATAATGAATATATATCATGATGGAAAATATACAAACATATTAAAATCATGGGAAAAATATTATAAAATGACGGGTATCGCTTTTGCAGGATTATCTGCATATTTATTTTTTAAAAAGTATCCTTCGGATACACATACGTTGCTGTCCTCTGCAAGCGGTGTAATCCGTCATTTACCGGTGGATAAAAGTGTAGGAAACTTATTTGAGCCTTTGTTGAAACTATCCAAACAAGTCTATCCTGAACCCGTACAGGAAAGAGGAACTACTCCACGTCCTACAAAACGATGTGTTAGTGAAACCAAGAAAAAATATGTTGCCGCACGACAAGGATGGATATGTGGACGTTGTCAAATACAATTACCGGCATGGTTTGAGATAGATCATACGACTAGATTAGAACATGGAGGTACCAATCATATAGATAATTTAGTGGCACTTTGTCGCAATTGTCATGGAGAGAAAACAGCACTTGAAAACCTATAAACCTACTTTATTTTTTCCTCTTCTATATCTAAATGTTAACTTCTATAAAACAGTATTATCATGATGGAATGGCAGTTGTAATCACGAATCCAAATTATTATGCACTTGCAAGTATTATAGAGTTGATACTATTAGCCCTGATTATCTATAAATGGTCTCCTTTGGGTGTATCGGATAAATATCCGGCCTTATCCATAATATTTTTATTGTTTATTTTGTGTATTCAATCCTTGACGTATATGTTCGTTAAACAAAAAGATATTTTAAGAACACGAGGCGTTGTGATACAACCCACCGTATGGGACATGACCATTAAAGTTGGATATACTCTTTTTACAATAGGTGCCGTCGTACTATTTATATATGTAATGGGTTGGTTGTTAACCGTGTCAAACTCTACTGGTTCAGTGATGATGTATATTCTAGATATATTATTATTGATTGGATTGATTACATGTATTTATTTGGTTATAAAACCTGCACGTAATACAGAGAATACAACGCATGTATATACGTTCATGTCGTTAGCGAGTGCATTTATATTGTACTTACCTTGTTTATTAATTGATTTTACAGAAAGGGTCAAACACGAATATAATATTACTACAAAAACAATATGGCTTATATTAGCAGGAGAATTTATATTTATAACCCTCCGTATATTGTTACCTAAATTAATTTTATTTGCCGTCAATTCCAATGGAACCCAGTTGTTAAGAGACCCTGTTTACTTAGATACGCGGAATGAATTAGGCACATATGATATTATACATTCGGGCGTCGTAGATAAAGGTGCCTACAAGTATTCTATTTCAGCATGGTTTTGGATAAATCCACAACCATTAAATACACGAGCCTCTTATTCTAAATATACGAATATTTTAGAATTTGGACGAAAACCAGCCATTGAATACAATGGTTTAGAGAATAGTTTAAGGGTAAATTGTCAAATCATAGGAAACAAAGAAGTCACTCTATATGAAACGAATGATGTAAAGTATCAAACATGGAACAACGTTGTAATTAACTATGACGG